GGCGGCGAAGCCGCCACAATGTTCTCCACAACCGCCGGCGCGCTCGCGGGAGTGGTCGCTTCGGTCGCGCAGGCGTTGTCGAACGCGGCGGGATGGGCGAAGACGTTCGTCAACACGTTCATCGAGACGGGCGCGTTGCAGCCGTTCCTTGAAAGCCTGACCGGCGTCATCTCCGGATTGGGCTCGCTGGTTTCCGTATTGGCGGCCGCGGTCTCGCAGGCCTTCGGCTTCAACGACAGCGCGCGCACCGCCAGTTCCGCGGCGCAGAGCTTCGCCGGACTGTTGAACACTTTGACCGGCGTGCTCATGACGGTGGGAGGCTGGCTGCAGTCGGTCGGACAGTGGGCGCAGCAGAACGGCGCACTGGTATCCGGCGCGTTGAAAGCCATCACCATTGCATTGCTCGCGGTCAAAGGCTGGGATATCGTCTCGGCCGGGCTGAAGACAGTTTCCGGTGGACTGAAGGCCATTTCCGCGACTGCCTCCGGTGTGGAGAAGACCGCTACGGCCACGTTCGATTTGATTGGCAAGATCTCCGACGCGGGAAGCGCGGCTGGAGCACTGAAGCAACTCGCCGGCTCGTTCAATATTGTCAAGGCAGCTCAATCGGCGTGGAGCGCGGTGACCAAGGCTGCTACCGCCGTGCAGCTGGCATTCAGCGCTGCCTTGGATGCGAATCCGATCGGCATGTTTGTCGTGGCCATCGGCGCGGTCGTGGCCGCGCTGACATGGTTCTTCACCCAAACCGAAACGGGCAAACGACTCTGGAACAGCTTCGCCACATGGTTCATGGGAATCTGGAACCAGATCAGCACCGCATGCCAGCCAATCCTGCAAGCCATCGCCATATTCATCACCCAGACCATGAGCCAAATCCAACAAATCTGGCAAACCGGATGGACACTCATCACCACCGTCCTCCAAAACGTCTGGAACACGATCGGCCCCATCATCATGACCGCGCTCACCGCGATCATCACCGGCATCCAAACATTCATCACCACCATCACACCACTCCTGCAAGCAGGAATACAGAACATCCAAACCATCTTCCAAACCGCCGTCACAATCATCAGCACGGTCTGGAACGGACTCTGGAACACCATATCCACCGTCGTACAAGGCGCATGGACCATCATCGCCACAGTCATCAGCACCGCACTCGCCGTCATCCAAGGCATCATCCAACTGGCGCTCGCGGTCGTCAACGGGAACTGGAGCGCCGCGTGGTCGGCCATCCAGGGCATCGTGTCGGCAGTGTGGGGCGGCATCCAAGGCGTCGTCTCCGCCGGCATCGGCATGGTCAGCGGAGTGGTATCCGCCGCATGCTCGACAATCCGGAGCGTGTGGGCCGCGTTGTGGAATGGCGTCGGAAGCATTGTGTCGAGCGTCTGGGGCGGCATCGTCGGCACCGTAAGCAACATGGTTGGCCGTGTCGGGAGCGTCGTGAGCGGGATCGGCGGAACCGTCCGGAGCGCGGTGTCCGGCGCGGGAAGCTGGCTCGTCAGCGCGGGACGCAACATCATCCAGGGATTGATCAACGGCATCACAGGAATGGTCGGCTCGTTGTATTCCAGCATCACCAACGCGTTGTCGGGCTTGGTGGACAAGGCCAAGAACGCTTTGGGCATCCACTCGCCGTCGCGTGTGTTCCGCGACGAGGTCGGCGTGATGGTCGGACGTGGCATGGCATTGGGCATCGACGATTCCGCGCATGTGGTCAGCCGTTCCATGGATTCGCTCGTCTCCACGATGAGCCTCTCCGACGCGGACTGGTCGAAGACCGGCAGGCTGAACGTCACGGCCGGCACCGGCGCCAATGCCGGCGACGGCGATCTGCGGGAACTCATCGCGGCCGTCGAATCGCTGCACGACGACCTCGGATCGATCATCGCCCGATACACGCCGACGATAGGGGACCGCGACTTCGCAAGGAAGGTGAGAAGTGCAATCGCTTGAATACGTGTGCGCCGCCACAGGTGAGCGCATCGGCTTCGAGGGGCCGCTGTACGGCGAGACGCTCACGGGACTGCGAGCCCGCGTCTGGGACTACAGCCTCGCCTCACGTGGCATGACGGGCATCACCCGCAAGGCACGCGAGGCGACAGTCACCGTGAAGATCCACGATTCTCCGGCCACGCTCGACCTACTGCGCCGCCTCGCGGACGCCGACATGGCATCCGGGAACCCGGGCACGCTCGTGGCCGACGGCGAATGGGAAGCCAAAGCGTGGATCACGAAAAGCGAACCGCAATCCATCACGCCCACGATGGTCGAGACGCAGTTGACCATCGTGCTGGCCGATGGCGTGTGGCGCCGTCCGACCATGACGCATTTCACGCCGCGATACGATTCCGGAACCGCCGACCTTGACTATCCATATGATTATCCGCATGATTTCGCCGGCATGGCATTGGGTGCCGAGATCGTCAACGACACGTCCATCCCGCAGCCGGTCAAGCTCACGATATTCGGACCATGCGCGCAACCGTACGTCATCATCGGAAACAACCGGTACGAGGTCGACGTGACCGTGCCATCCGGCTCGCGTCTGGAAATCGACGGCACCGGCGATGTCAGGACCGTCACCATGGTCAGCGGCACAGGTCTCGCCACAAACTGCTTCGCGCAGGCCGTGCGAGGGTCAGGCAAGGATTCCGGCCGGTACGTGTTCCAACCGCTCGCGCCCGGAACACAGCCGATCAGCTGGCCGGGAGGATTCCAATTCGACTTGACGGTCTGCGAGGAAAGGAGCGAACCGCCATGGACCTGATCGTCACCGACGCCACAGGCAAACCCGTGGCGAGCCACGCCTCATACACGCTCGACCTCGCGTTCGGTAGCGGGGAGAACGACTTCGACCTGCAGGTCGAAGACGCCGCGCTCAAGGCGGGGAGCCGCATCATGATCGACGGCACCGAGTACGGCGGCATCATCGACGACACGGATGTCGACGTGGACGGAGGCCTGTCCACCGTCACATGGCATGGCCGCGACTGGCATGGAGTGCTCGCCTCGAAGATCATCGAACCGGACAGGAACAACGATTACCTCACCCTGTCCGGCACGATTCCCGTCATTATGCGCACGCTCGTCAGCCGTGCGGGATTGCAAGGCCTGTTCACCGTCACCGACGAAAGCGCCGACCACAAGACCACCTGCCAGTTCGACCGGTACGTGGACCTGTACAGCGGTCTGGTCAAGATGCTCAGGGCAAGCGGACTCAAACTCCGGTTGCGTAATGACGGCGACAAGGTATCCATGAGCGCCATGCCCGTCCGCACGATCGGCGACAGCATCGACTCGGACCTCATCGACTTCACCGCCAAACAGGCGGCGCACCCGATCAACCATCTCATCTGCCTGGGCAAGGGCGAACTCAAGGACCGTACCGTCATCCACTGGTACGCCGACGCGAACGGCACGTTCAGCCACACGCAGACCCTCAAAGGCCTTGACGAACGCACCGCCACATACGAGTTGTCCAACGCCGAAGCCGACGAGCTCGAGGACAAGGGCAGGCAGAAATTCCAGGAGCTTCGGAACGCCAGCACCATCGACGTGGACATTCCCGACGGCATCGACGCGGACGTCGGCGACCTGGTCACGGGTCGTGACAACAACACGGGCCTCGTCGTCACTGCCGAGATCTCCAAGAAGATCGTCAAGGTTTCGGGAGGCGTGCTCACCGTCACCTACGAATCCGGAGGTGCCAGCGCCGGCGGCAACAGCGGAGAATCCTCCATCGGGGATGGTGGCCACGCCTACTACGCTGGAGCCGGCCTCAAACTCGACGCCTGGACGTTCAGCGCCGACGTGACCAGAAACGACATCGACTCGCTCAACAACGCATTGTCGGGTAAACAGCCGAAAGGCGACTACATCACCGGCCTGAAAATCGGTTCGGTGGACACGCTCGCCCCCGGTGCACAGGCAAGCGCGTCGCTTACGGGCGCCGGCAGCGACAAGACCTTGAATTTGGGGCTTCCGAAAGGCGACCAGGGTCCGCAAGGGGAGAAGGGCGACAAGGGCGACGCAGGACCACAGGGTGCCACCGGAGCGACCGGACCCACCGGTCCTCGGGGAGAGGAAGGAGCGATCGGGGAGCGAGGGCCGCAAGGCGTCGCCGGTCCCGAAGGCCCGCAGGGACTGCAGGGGATACGCGGCGAGAAAGGCGATAAGGGTGATGCCGGCGCGATCGGCGCGGCGGGACCGCAAGGCCCGACGGGTTCCACAGGTCCGCAGGGTCCCACGGGTCCACAGGGAGCGACCGGCCCCCAGGGCAGACAAGGCATCCAAGGTTCCCAAGGCATCCAGGGTCCGCAAGGGGAGAAGGGTGACAAGGGCGACAGCGGCGTATCCGCCCCCTCGAACGGCTTCTTCACGCTCAGCATGGAAGGCGACGGCGACCTGTACGTGAACTATCCGGACAACACGAACCCACCCTCGTTCGTCTGGGACTCCGAGAGCGGGAACCTGTACGTGGACATCCCGGAAAGGTGACACATGGCGCGACTATTGATCGGCAACATCAAAGGCCCCAAAGGTGACAAGGGCGATACCGGGGCCACCGGCCCGCAAGGCAAGCAAGGAGCGCAGGGCGTTCAGGGAGCTAAAGGCGACGTCGGCCTTCCGGCGCTCGTGATGAAGAAATCCCTCGTCGGCGAATATCCGGTGGGATCCACTTTCACGGGGAACGTGAGCGAATGGTTGAACCGAACACCACTCGCCAACGAATATTCGACCGCATTGTCAGGTGGCGGAAAATACAGCATCGTCTGGCAGTGCGTTTCACAGTCCGGCAGCCTATTCACGGGAAAGACGATTTCCCGTCAATCCATCATCGGTGCGCAAGGCCCCAAAGGAGCCACTGGAGCCGCCGGGCCTACTGGTCCGCAAGGCCCTGAAGGTCTGAAGGGTGACAAGGGAGACAAAGGGGATATCGGGCCGGCCGGGCCAGCAGGTCCCACCGGGCCTACTGGTCCTACCGGTCCCATTGGCCCCACCGGTCCCATTGGAGCTACCGGGGCCACCGGCCCGCAAGGCAAGCAAGGAGCGCAGGGCGTTCAGGGACTGCAGGGTCCACAGGGGCCGTCCGGCCCGCAGGGCGCCAGCGGCGTGACGGCACCCGCATCAGGATTCTTCACGCTGCAGGTCGATCCGAACGGAGACCTGTACGCCGTATACGCGGACACGGCCACCGCGTCAGAAGCTCCCGTCTCCTACGATCCGACGACGGGAGACCTGTACTACACGATCAACGACGGAAAATAAGGAGCACGCATGACGAAGATTCTGCTCGGCAATGTCAAAGGCCCCAAGGGCGATACCGGACCGCAAGGCAAGCAGGGAGTGCAAGGACCGCAAGGCCCGACCGGGGCCACCGGAGCGACCGGCGCCACCGGGGCGAAGGGTCCAACGGGAGCCACTGGGCCACGAGGACTGAGCCTACGGAAATTCAATGGCGACATCAACGGTTCGGGTGCGGGCGGAGAAGTGAGAAAAATTGCCCTATCTGGTATTCAGCCAAATGGAAACCTGCAGGTCGGAGACACCATTTTTGACCAATATCAATTCGCAGATGGTCTTGAACTTGGGTTCTGGCAGGTCACCGCCATCAACGGTAGCGATGTGACTGTCAAAGGCGTCGGTAGCTACGTCGTGCCCAAAGGGCCGAAGGGTGACAAGGGAGACAACGGCATGAGCGTGAGCCAGGCATTCATCGCCGCCCACCCCGTGGGCTCCCTTTACTGGACCACTTCCACGGCCAATCCGGGAACAACCTACGGAGGCACTTGGAAGGAATGCGGCACGACGCTTCCGGGACACATCTACCAGCGCACAGCCTGAAAGAGAAAGGAACATCAATGGCACGAACCACGAACATCACCAGATACACCTGCGACCGATGCCACGCCTCCGCATACCTCGCCGACGGTGACCCACGCACCTCCAGCGACTGGCACGACATCACCCACACCACCGTCGACGGAGTCGCACAGGGCGCGCTCGTCTGTACCGCATGCTGGCAGACGTTCAAAGCGCTGGCAGCCACGCAGGACGCCGCCTACGCCGCATACCTCAACAACACAACAGATAGGAAGGAATGACCATGACCATGAATCTCATCACCGGCAAGGCCGGCGCTCCGCACATCACATCCAGCGACCAAGGAGCCATGCAGGCCGGACTGGTCGGAAACGGCAACTACCTGCTGCAAGGCAGCGACGGCAAATTCCCCGCCGTGACCATGCAGTCAGCAAACAAAGCGCTCATCCCGGTCCTCAACCTTGTGATCGAAGGACGATACGCACGCGTCACCGCGGCGGAAACCGTCACCATCGAAAGCGGAGTCACAGGACGGAACCGCAACGACCTAATCTGCGTGAAATACACGCGAGACTCGAACAACATCGAAACGATCGCGCTCGCGGTGCTGAAGGGCACCGCCACCAGTGGCACGGCGGCTGACCCCACGGTACCGTCGGGTAGTATCCTGAACAATTCCGGCACCGTATGGATTCCGATCGCCCGTATCCCGATCAGTGGCATCACCGCTGGAACTCCTGTCATGCTTGTCAAGCAGTTGCCTCCGATGAGCCAACTGTGGGATTCCGTAACCCAGCCATGGAAATCGCCGTATTCTGCAGATAGGATTGTCCTTAACAGAATCGGGAACATCGTTACCGTCAACGGCAATGTCAAATTCAATCAAAGTGCACAGAACAACTATTCGACGATGAAGGAAACAATACCGATTGAATACCGACCTTCTACCGATGTCGGACGATCTGTTATCGCATTCCCGCAATGCGCGTTCTCGCTGCTTGTCTATCCGGATGGGACCGTGCAAGCGCTAGGGAACCCAAGCTCGGCATATTCCACGGCTCATGGCTGTTGGCTGGTTGAATAGTTTTCCGTAACCCAGACTTTGATTAAATCGCAGTATGGCACCGTGACCGGCGTGAAGTCTGGCAAGATCGCGCAGATTAGCATCAACTGGAAAAGCGCGAGCACTGACTCGTGGGGCAGTGGACAGTTCGGTACAATTCCGGAGGGTTGGAGGCCTGCGGTCGTCACGCATGGCACGTGGTCGGGGCGTGATGGTGGCAGCCAGCGTGATTTCATTCTGGAAACGAATGGCAATTTCCGTTATGTCAATTGTGGCGCGGGGCAGAACAGCGGCACGTTCTCCGGGACGATGACCTACATTCTCGCCTGAATAGCTTTCCGTAACCCTGCCGTTTGGGAAAAGCAATGGCAACGGAGGAATCTATCCAATCGGGAAAATACCCAATCCGAATGCGATTAAGGCTTTGAATGGCAGAGCCATACTATCGTCTGGGACGACAGTGGCGATTCCATTCATCCACCCGTCATATCTGCAACGTTCGGTCCAAGTATCGATCGCGCCGGACGGGACCGTCAACCTCCTCGTTGGCCCCGAAGTGGCTGTCACAGGCGGAATCGTGGAAATCCACTTTTAATAGCTTTCCGTAACCCTCACGAAGACGACGAGCGATAAGCTTGTTATTGACACTTCCATCATCCCTTTGGCTTGTGCCCAGTCAGGTGCAGATGCGCTGCTCGTGCTCAGCATCCTATGGCAGAACAGCGGCAGGTTCCGTTCTGTCTCATGGGGGTCCGTCAACTTGGCTACAGTCAAAGGGTGGAAGACCGCACGTGAATCCTTCGGCTGGTGCTTCGATAACAATATCGACTCCAGCACACAGTCAACGGCAAGGTTTTACATGGCCAACAACATAATCTCGTGGAGAGATTCATCGGAGCATGATATTGCTGCCGGCTGCTGGCATAATGGAGGCTTAATCGTGCCGGTCATGCGAGACTAGCTGAATATTACGCCATCAGGTACCGGAATGACTTTCTGGAAGCATTGGATGATATCGCCGGTCGAGACACCGCCAATGAGAGTCACTGACCCGTCCGTGTTCCAGTTCGCCTGTTTGCCATAGGAGTGGCCTGACACATTGGCGATACATCCAAGGCCGACAGTCTTGGAAGGTTTTATACCAGACTTGTAGTGCCAGACTTGGAAATTCCCGACATTCACGGTGCTTTGAAAAGAGGCTAGGTCAACGAAGATCAGCCCGTTTTTGACGGTGAATATATTACCGCCGCCATATGGCGAGCCGACGAACGATCCAGTGGATTGCCACTGAAGTTGACATGTCTGGGTTACGGAAAGCTAGAAATCATGGGATTGGGAAACAAAGCGTGCCGACGTAATCCTGATTGCTGCCAACGTTTCCCATGTTCGCCACTCGGATAGTTCCATCAGCTCTGGCCGTGAGGCTTCGCGCCGTTTGCCCATTTGATACAAGGCAGACAGTCGACAAGTCAACGATGGGACGACACCAGGACGCGAGCTTTACCGGACATTCAACAGCATCCCAACTGCCCGAACCGATTTTCCCACTGAACTTGATCAAAATCATCCTGCCGTTACGCATGATGATCCAATTGGAATCCTGGTACAGGGTTACGGAAAGCTATTTCACCGGCCAGCAGCCGCAGACGCGGAAATAGTATCCGCTGTTCATGCTGCCGCTGATCGTGACCTTGCCGTCAGAGTCGAAGGACAAGGCTCCATGCTGCCCGTTCACACCTCCCAGCAGCATCGTGCCTTCACCTTCCGGCAGGAAACCGGCGTCCATCGTCTCATTCACGGTCTGGCCGTTGGCATTGATGTCGAATAAGAAGGACGTGTTGCCAAAAGCGAAAGCCATCATGCCGACTTTGGCGAGATGTACCGTCATGCCGTAAGGCCCATGCCAGATCTGCCGTTCAAGGGTTACGGAAAACTACGCGGCTCCGATGATGAGTCGCTCCCATGCTCTCTGCAGACTCTTCAACACCGACAGGTCGGGTTTCAAATAGTAGCGGGCTGTGGTCTTGATGTCGCTGTGTCCAAGCTGGCGCGCCACTACCGAGATGTCGGCTCCGGCCGTGATTGCCAGAGTGCCGAAAGTGTGTCTGAGGTTCCTTGGCGGCACGCAGGGCAGCTTCATGCGTCGGCACCATGACAGGTAATGAGCGGCCACCTGGTTTGCGTTCAGATCCCCGACGAGGCGTCCGCTCCTGCCGTGCTTCAACTGCGCGAGCCGCTTCACGGCGAATCGTGGCAAGGCCACAGTTCTGCGACTTAAATCGGTTTTCGGATCGGTGACCGTCTCATGTCCTGCGACCCATTGCACCGATCTTTTGACAGTGACCGTGCCTCGCTTCAAGTCTAGGTCCGCCCATTCGATGCCGACCGATTCGCATCGGCGCAGTCCCGCGCAGACGGAGACCAATAACCAGGCTTCCAACGCGTGGCCATAGAAGCCTTTGAGCAGCCGTCTTACCTGTCTGGCGTCGAGCACGCGCGGCTCATACCGTCGCAGGTGCGGCAGTCTGATTTCACGACGTGTCACGTCATTGTCGGTGACTCCCCTGCGGTAGGCGAGTCGGAGTATCGCCCGCAGCACGGCCCACGCCTTGCGTGCGGCGCCGGCCTGATTGAACGAGCCGAGCCACTCCTCGATGTCGTTCGCGGTGATCGACTCCATGTCGACGTCAGCCCATTTCGGCTGGATGTGGCAGCGGTAGGCCGACTTGTAGCCCACCCTCGTGCACTCGCGGAGCTTCCCGCAGGAGGGCCACCAGACCTCATTCACAAACGTTCCCAACAACATTTCAACCTCCAAAATCCCACACGTGGTTATCGCGGCTTCCAACGGTAGCCACGTGTGGGATTTTCCTTTCGGAAGGATTCCCAATGAGCCAGGAAACCATCGTCGCAATCGTTATCGCCATCATCGGCAGCGGAGGCAGCGGCGTGTTCGTCACCTGGATTCTGAGCAAGGTCGACCAACGTCACGATCCACTGCATGAGGGCGTCAGGGAACTGTTGTTCTGCAAACTCGAGGCTCTGTACCGTCAGATGGTCGATGCAGGTGGTGTTGCGAGCATTCCGTTGAAGCAAAGCGCGGAACGAATATATGCCGCTTACCACGGTCTGGGCGGCAATGGAACCGGAACCTCGATGATCCAAGACATACGTGACGCGCATATCGCGAACACAGATTGAAAGATTCAAAAGATTTCCACACCGTCCGTACAAGGCGGACGGTACGGACAAAGGAAAGGAGAGGAATTGAACATCCTCAACAAAGGCAAGCCGAAACACAAGCGCATGAATCCACGCCGACAATGGCGCAAGCTACTGACCGCGCTCGCGGTCGCCATATCCATGGCGGTCGCGCCGGCCGCGATGGCCGACATGAACGGGTACGACATCTCGAACTGGCAGTGCGGCATCGACACCGCGACCGTGCCGGCCGATTTCGTCATCGTCGGCACCACATGGGGTTCCGGCGGCGTGTACGGTGGTTGCCTGTCCAACGGCGTTAACACCGACGCTAACCGACAACTCGCCGGAGCCATCAACAGTGGTAAGGAGACCGGCGTCTACCATTACGCGCGCGGAGTCAACCCGGAGACCGAAGCCCGGTTCTTCGTCGACAATGTGCGCGGATACGTGCACAAGAGCGTCCTGATCCTCGACTGGGAGGCGCAGGACAACGCCGCCTGGGGCGACAAGCAGTGGCCACGCAGGTGGGCCCGCGAGGTCAAGCGACTGACGGGCGTGAACCCCATCATCTACACGATGGACTCCGGGTACTGGCAGGTCGCCGGCATGGAGACGGAGCTGAACTGCGGCATCTGGATCGCACAGTACGCGACGAACCTCGTCACCGGCTACCAGACCGCCCCGTGGAACATCGGAGCGCGCGGCGAGGTGATGAGGCAGTACACGTCCAACGGCAGTCTCAGCGGCTGGTCAGGACGCCTCGACCTGAACAAGTTCCGCGGCGACCGCGCGGCATGGCGCAAGTACGCGAACCCTGACGACAAGGGCGCGGCGGATCTGCCGAGTGTCAAGCCGAAACCTCAGCCCACGACCGCTCCGGCGGTCGACCTGAACGCTTTGGCCACGCGCACCATCCGCGGCGATTTCGGCAATGATCCGGCCCGCAGGCAGGCGTTGGGTGGCAATTACGCGGCGGTCATGCAGATCGTCAACAGTCGCCTCGGCGGAGGTTCCGGCGGAACGGCCGCCACGGGTTCGCGTAGCGTCGTGGTCCGTTCCGGTGACACCATGAGTGCTATCGCCGCGGGGACCGGACTCCAGCCGGTGTCCGCCTGGCGTGTGCCGAGCGGTGACATCAACAGGATTTATCCGGGACAGATCGTCACCTATGGCGGCACGTCCGTGTCCACCGCTTCGAGCGGGGTCGGAGGCCATGTGGTCCGTTCCGGCGAAAGCCTTTGGAGCATCTACGGCTCCGGCTGGCAGTCGGCTGCCGCACGCAATGGCATCCGCAGCCCATACGTTATCTATCCCGGACAGTACCTGCGCTGAAACTCCCGTCTCCACGACTTTAAGCGTTGTGGAGACGGTTGCCGCAATGTTTAAAGAGGTGAAAAATGGATGAATCCAATAGCCCGCAATCCGATTACCTGCTGCCGGGCAGGGTATACGACATACTCAAGTGGCTCGCGTTGATCGCTTTGCCGGCCGTCGCATGGCTCGTCGGAGCGGTCGGCCCGCAATGGGGACTGCCGCACTGCGGCGAACTCGTTACGACCATCAACGCGATCGGTTTGTTCGTCGGCGCGCTCATCGGCGTGAGCCAGCTCACGTCTGTCAAGGCCGACGAGGACGGCCAGTGATTAATTTTCTGACGTGAGACTCGCACTCGCCCCTCTCTCAGCTTCTATGCTGGGGGAGGGGCCTTTTTCATTTTCCGATGGAAGGCTGCGCGGTTCGGCCACATCGACACGATATCGACACGATGACAGTTGCGAACAGTTAATTTCAACAAAGCGAACCACTGCGTATCGTATTGTTAAGAACGTCGGAATTTCAACGTTCTTAACAATGCTCACACCCGGCTACGCTCAGTCATGCCATGCCCGAATATAGCAGAATGTCGCAGGTTCAAATCCTGTCAGCCCGACAAAAAGCCCGGAGTTCCAATGGTTTTGCCACTTGGAATTCCGGGCTTCAATGATTGTGCGCACAAAAGAAACTCAGATGCCACGCATGTTGTAGTCGGCGCTCAGATCATTCATGGCATGCAGGATCTTGTATGTGTAGACCAACGGCCCGACGATGATCAACGTGCCGAGAACGCTCCATAGCCAGTATGTCGCGGCCGTCACGGTCACCGGCAAATGCCGGGCGGCCTGTTCGGTGCCGATTCGAGCGCTGAGACGATGGTTCCAGACAAGCCAGCCGATGCCGAAAGTCAGCCAGCCGACAATGAAGAACATGAGGCAATAGTGCATGGTGCGCTTGCCGTCGCGACGCGTGGCGATCAGGTTCAAGGTTTCCCCAACCTCACTCATCTGCCAAATGTCGTAGATGCCGAAAGTGATGAGACCAAGCAGCACGAATTTGAGCAGACCGCGTTTGGTACGCAACGCCGCTCCCGCCGGAACGGGAACCGGAGCCAT